TCCGGCCCCAACAAACAGTAAATCCTGGTTAGTGTTCCCGATCTTTTTTGCTATCTCACCGTTAATCTTTGAGTGTTTTTCCCAAACAGGGCCCCATTGTTTAAAAGCGCTTTTACTTTGTTCTAAAACTTCTTTTTCACTTAGTGCCATTATTCCACCTATGTTTGATTATATAATTTTACAGTACACTGTATTCTTGATACACTGTTATATGTATCAGTGTCACCGACCTGTATACTATAATCTGTTGCCGGCGCTTCTATCATTTGCACCGTGCTTGACAGTGTAATATCAGATCGTATTAAGTTTTTAATATTCTGTGTTAATGTAATGACTTCCAAGTCACTGGTTTCAACAGCATCATTTTGCCCTATACCATAATTGACAACGCTTACAATAGCAAAGTCAATCTCAATATCTCGTTGCCCGCTTGCACGTTGACTCATCAATCTAATTTCTTCATTATCACTATTTAGTTCTACAAAAATAGCGGGATAAAGATTTATCGGGACCGGTATTTTCTCACTTATACCCTCAACACCCTTATAAAATCCTATAACCCTGGTATTCAAACCAGAACTTATGTCATAACTTGACGTTGTAGTATTGTTCTTTAATAAAAAATTCTCAACACTGGTTAATATGCTTTTTATATCTGCCATCATTTACGCCCCGTAACAATATATCTACCCAAAGTAACAGCCATTGATTGACGTGCTTTTTTGCTTATCCATAAAAATTTTCTTTGTGGCATAACAAAACCCTTCGCTTCTTTCACCTTAACCCATTGGCCACCAACTTTAAACGTGAGATACTTACCTGGACCCGCTTTTCGTGCGGGAACGTAACCACCGTTATTATGTATTGCTGCATACTTGACCGGCGCTACAATAAAAGCGGTGTCTTTACTTGCCCCATTATAAATGGATCCTCTTAACCGTCCGGTATCTTGTAATACCTTAGATCCCCCCCGTTGTCGCGGGTGTTCTAAACCTTTCCATCTCACACCCCCTGGGCCAGTCTCGGTTCTGAAGTGGTTAATGACATCTTTATAGCCTTTTGCGGAGATTGAAACCATGGCCGGTCCGTGAGTGTTAACGCGCTTGTCAGTACTCTTAAGACGCTTTATCCACTTTTGAAAACCCTTTATTTCAATGCTTGCCATCTATCGGTTATCCTCAATTGTAGTCAATTTGTCCTGGTCAGTTTTCCAGTTTAATACATCGTCTTCATCAAAGGTACTTTGATAATCTTTTGTATTACTTGATATAACAGTACTGGCGGTTGTATCGCGTTCTGGAATAACGTTTCCATTTTCATCAACTAAGTCAATTTTCGCATCACGGATCTCATCAAGAAAATTTAAGGCCTCTTGATATTTTTCTATCCACTCATTTATATTCTGATTATCACCACCATAAAACGACCGAAAAGAATAAAAACTTGCAATGTCTTCACTAAGCGTCTTAAGAAGTGGTGGGACATCTGAACTAAAAGCACTTACATCATAACGAATTGATACTTTACCATTGATTGTATTATCGGCCCTCAATATATGCTTGTCGACAATCTCAACCGTGCTCGTATAGCCGGCGCTCGTACTGGTTTGTGGTAAACCTGGTAAAATAATCAATAATGATGTTGCGGTACTGTACGCCATTTTATACCTCTTTTTCCCAATCGACGCCCTTGTCAAAAATAATTTTGTTACCCTTTTTCATTCCGATAATCTTTTGCTTTTTAGCACCATTCTTATACGTTGTTTCAAGGATAAATTTCTTTTTGCCGTCTTGATAGTTAATTTGTACTTGATCGCTGCTTACAACACTATCAGCGCTATAGGCCTTTTCGTTACTGTCAATAAGCTCTTGATCTTTTTCAACCTTTACTTGTTTCATTTTTTAACCCCTTATTTTTAATAAAGTTGTGCAAGCCCCCAAAAGGGGGCAAACATAAATCTATTAAGATAAAGCAACGGTTTTAAATAGATACGCTGCACTTGTGGCAATCGCCTTGTGTACAAATTTGGTCTGTACTTCAATAAAATCACCCTCAACATCATCCTCAAACCATTTTTTAACGCGCATTGGTGAACCCTTGTAAGTTGCTCTAAAGGTACCGGCTGCGGTTTTGGTCTTAAGGGTTGGCCGTGGTGCAAAGTAACCAACAACGGCATCAGATCCCCATACAAACCCCATGGAATCGGTTGCGCCCTCTTTGGCTCCATTATAAACAGCTGTACCAACATAAACCATGTCAAGATCAAATAATGCACTCAATAAATCCTCTGTTACAATAGCACGTTCAACATATTGTATTCTTGAATATACATTATTATTTTCTTTTAATGCTTCGAACCCTTCCCAACCAATAATCATGGTATTGGGTTTAACAGTACCATTTTTGATAATGGAACCGGTTGCACTTAATACATTCTGAATAGGTGCCGAAGTAGTTGTGTTGTACTTCCAACTTGACGCGGTGTTAAGTGTAGTATTATTTGAAAAGGTAGTTGTGGTGAATAGAAGTTTTGCAGCTTCGTATTCTTCCCGTAACATAACCTTGTCAGTCAAATACTCAACAGTGTCACGGTCAAGTTCTAAAGGTGCGTCGGTGTTCGCTCTATCTGTCTCGGTTATAACATCTTTTATTGCATGTTCAACCGCTACATAAGAACTTGTTGATGCTTCCCATGTTGCCATATTGGCCTGGGCACCGTTGGCCCTTTTAGTTTCTTCAACTCGCATGTCATTTGCATATATCCAGTAAAGATCTGACTCTTTTGCCACTGGAATATCTTTGAGCACTTTTCGTGCGATATAGTCTTCATTCTTATACATGACACTCATATTGGTGAGCGCCTTATTTATTCTACTTGATCCTTGTCTTGGCATTTTAACACCCCCCTTATGAGATTAAATTTTGATCATACAATTGTGGATTGAGAAAAACAGAAATAACTGTATTAGTACTTCCGTCTTCTAACGCACGACCTATTACAACACTATGTGCTGCTATTGATGCAGTTGCAGCACTTATACTAGCACCGTCTGCAATTGCTGCAATTTGTCCGGCTCTTGTGGTTGTGCTTACGCCTTCATAAGCTACCAAAAATTCACCGGCTGTTATACTTGCACTACATATCGCTTTTGATACACCGAACAATCGAACATCACAAACACTTGAACCACTGGATAAATAACTCTGATTTATTCCAATAGCGTTTCTTGATGTTATTGTGGGCGCACCCACTGTATTAGTTTGACCACAAAGTTCAACACTTCTATCGGCTGTTGTTGTACCTGGTACCATGCCAACAAGTAAGTACTGACTTGTGGTTGTCAAAATTTGATCCCCTGGAATAAGACTGATATCGTATTCTCTGCCATTCGCATGTATAGCCATTATTTGACCTCCCTAGCAATGTGTGAAAAAGCATCCTTATAATCAACATTATGCTCTTTCATGTATTCGCGTATTTTAGCATCTAAAATATCGCCTTCATTTTGTTCATCATCTTTAGAGTAAACTGTTTGCTTCTCATCAGTCATTTGACTTGACTCATCAAGATTAAGTTTCTCGTTAGACTCAATAATTCCTTTTACCAGATCGAACCCGCTTGACTCAATTTCTTTATCATCTTTTGAATACTTCTTAAGACTTTCATCCATGGCCAAGGCTGTATACATTTCAACCTGGGCAGGAAAAATTTTTCCATCGTCCAGTGCCTTGTCAATATACGACTTAACCTCGACATATCTCTTGTCATATTCAACTTGTCGAATTTGATCTTGAATGCTTTCAATTGTAGATTCCAATTCACTGATTTTAAAATCTTTGTCGCTTAGATCTTTTTCATATTTTTTGACAATCTCGTTGTGTTCTTCTAACCCTTGAACATCAATTTCAACTTTTTTTTCTTCCATTGGTTTATCCTCAATGTTATGATATTGTTTTATTTCACCATTATAATTGTTTTCATTTGTATACAGATTTATAAAATCATCTAAATTTTCAACGGCGGGTATGTCAGCGCCTAAAAGAGCAACACCCTTTAATACTCTTTTATGCTGCTTGCCGTTAATTGTGGGGTTCCAATATATCTCACTTGAAAATCTCCCGTAAGCCTTATTCTTAATTAAGTTATAAATCTTTTTTGGTATATTTTTAATATCTGCAATCAGCTTGTTATCTTGACGTCGTACGTTGGTTATCCAACCGGCGGCCGGTAAACCATCTTTCTGCAATAACGATTGATTGTTGCTATGGCCCAATTTCAAATAAGGCTTTACTATCTTGCCAACCTCTTTAAAACTTTCAACCATAGAATCAAGATCGGTATTACTATATACGTCGTTATTCCACTTGCCACTTGCAAATATTTCAACATTATTTAGTTCATGCAATTCCATTATATTACCTCATCTATAAGCAACAATTGATACATACAATTTGAGCCTTTTTCACTCTTTAGCATTATATCAGTACCACCTACTATTTTAAAAGGGGCCTTAAACTTAACCCACTTTGAAAAACTAAATTGCTTAGTAATAACATCATCACACCTGGTAAATACGTCAAACACGTCATCACTGTCAGTATGCATTGATACGATATAACCACACTTGTCATAAGGAATAGTATAATGACAGTGTAAAGACTTCCCTTGACGTTCTCCCATTATACAATAGACATTCTCACTATCATATAGTGTTATCATGCCATCATTGGTATATAACCCACCGGCCTTGACAACTTCAATACTCTGTATTCTGTGTATACCGTCAATCTCAATGGGTGTTGTCCCTTCCATGTCAACTTCAATTGCACTTGCATCAAAATTATTCGTTAGCATATTGACCTTAACAACCTGGGCACCCTCACCTTCATAGTGATCTATTTCAGAGTTACTTGATATAATAAGATCGCTATTACCACTATACACAGGAAGTACACAATTTCCATATACATTGACAACCTCATGGCCGTCCTGGTTGATTGACATTGAAAGGTAATAATCCATATAATCGGGATATTTCATAATAAGATTTTTAACCCCCTATTCGGACCCGCTACCAAATATTGTTCTTGCCACCGGTATTGGCTTGTCAATGTCGACCCCCCATCAACGATTATATAATAATCTTTTGACACTTCTATATTAGTAAAATTATATCTGTACAACCCTTCACCAATTTCATCCATGGTAACAGAGTTGACTATATATGCAGTTGTGGAATCATTTATATCTTTGATCTTGACACTCGGTGTCAACCCTGTTATAACTCCCGTCGTTGGGTCTATAAATCTACTTACAATATACATTATGAGTCAACCCTTTCATTTGCTGTACCAGAATAATTATTTTTGTATATATTATATATTGTTGCATCGTCACTCTGTGATATTTCAGTACAATAGATAACACCACCATCGGTGGCAAAAACTAAATACATATCACCATAATCAACATGTTGGTGTTTTAAGCCTTTTTTAATTATACATATATCACGGAAGTATTGTGGTGTAACATCTAATTTCATTGGTTAACCTCATAATGTCTATAGCCAAAAGCTCTTATTGTGAATTCAGTCAATCCAGTCAGATCCTCCTGTATTGTTGCAACGATTTTATCCCTTGTACTATAACCTAGCCTTATACCGCATGGTACATAATCGCTTAGTGTTATGGGCAAAAACCATGCGTCTTCATTACCAATAACATCACTCAATTCAAAACTTGTAGCTCCATCACCAAAAGGCTTTTCCATGGCAGTTTGTTGTATTGCTTGTCCGAAATTGTAAGCATTTGTCAAAATATCGGTTCTTTCTCCGTCCTCAATAGAGTATAATGATACTCCAATACTTAAAACTAAATTTCCAAACCTACTGTGTATAACCGCGCTATCAACTACCCACAAACCTATTTTAGTTATATATAAATCATAGTCGTCAGCAGCTTCAATTTGAAATGTTGGCGTGCTACCCGTTGCATCAATATTAAGGTCAGAGCTGCCAGAACTGTTTTCAAAATAAGCCGAATAGTACCTGTAGGTGTTTTTGGTTCCTATAGGCGGTAAGTCTGGCGCAACATTGCACGTATAGACTTGATGCTTTTCTTTTCCAACACGCGCCAAGTTGCCAGTGCCAGTACCATCTTTGATAAAACTAAAAAGTGCCATATTACTGTAGATACCCGCTTATTGACAACGTAACTAAACTAGTCGAGTCAAAACCCTTAAACAGTATGTTGATTGTTTGTCCTGGTGCAATAATCAAAGAGCCCTGCAAGTCGACTCTGGTTAAACCTACGCCAAAAGTCTGTACTAGCGCAGTGTCACCTGGTGTTCCGTCCATGCCATTGGCGCCGGTGGAATTATCCCAAATGTATGCCTCAACACTAGTGATTTTAGTTGAGCCTAGATTCAAGTTTCCGAATGCAAAGGCATCACCAGAAAAAGCGCCGTTACTTGGAAGCCCTGCATTTTTATACAAAAACCCTAAAATAGGAAAACTTCCCGTTGAGTTACCACCATTATTACCAATATACAGGGAGTTAACCACATAATCTTTTTCTTGCTCGTTGTTCGTTACAACCATCACACTAGTAGTTGTATCTTTTACGTAAAAAGGATATGGAGAAGAAATAGAAAAAGCCTCTTCATCTTCCCGTGACTTATACCCTATATAGTCTTCAACGGTACCATTTACTACTAGTTCATTATTCTGTGTTACGCGAACGCTATAACCGTTACCGGTTCCGCCATTAATAATCATCGTCGTTTACCTCTTGTAGTTCAATTTGTGTTTCGCCGATTTCCTCAATTTTTAAATTTAATAATTCCAATTGCAACATAGACCGCTTGAGTCTATTTTTAATTAAATTTATATTTCTTAAAGAAACGGCAATATTTAAAGTTTCCAGTTCTTCTATAATTTCAGTTGTATTACTTAAAATAGAAGTGTTTATACCTTCTATGCTTGTTAATAATGTAATTATACTTGTGGTATTGCTAAGTATTGCAGTTGTGTCGCTTAAGATGGCTGCTGTATTGCTTACCAGAATTGTTGTATTGCTTAGAACACTTGTAACGTCAACCGCCGTGTTACTTGCAATAACGTGCATTTGGCTTGTTGTAGTATCTATACTATTTAAGGCACTCAACATGTCAGTGGTAATACTTTCCAAGTTGTCAACACTTGACAATATCTGTGTTGAGTTACTTGCACTTATGGCCGTGTTGCTTAGTATTGCAGTTGTGATACTTTCAAGATTATCAACGCTTGTCAGTATATTTCCAGTGTCAGACTGTATACTATTTACACCGCTTAGTATTTGTGCCGAGTTACTTACTAGTATTGTAGTATTACTTAATATCACGGTTGAGTTGCTTACCAGCGTATTAGTATCTGACAATATATTATTAGTATCTGTTAATATGGCAGCTGTATTACTTGCAACTATAGCGGTGTTGCTTAAATTGGCTGTGGTAATACTAATAAGTGTAGCTAATTGAGACGTAACAGTTGAAAGATCGCACCCCGCGGCACCACCTGTTTGATTGGCAATGTCAACAGTTGCACTTAATATTTGACTTGTTGTGCTTAACAGTATCGTTGTATTACTCCATATAGAACTTGATATGCTAACTAAGCTTGTTGTGTCATTAAGTATATTATTTGTGTCTGATCGTATCAACCCTGTATTGGTCATTATAGCAGCTGTATTACTTATTAACGTTGTTGTATCTGATAATATGTTTCCAGTATCAGCCGATATGTCAATGGTTGTACTTAAAATTTGACCTGTTGTGCTTACCAATATAGCGGTATTACTTAGTATTGCACTTGTATTACTATCAACACTATTAAGAGTTGTTACCATCTGGTTTGTATCACTTAGCATTTGAGTTGCATTGGAGTTTATTGCATCGGTATCAACTAAAATTTGACTTGTTGTTGTATCTATGTTATTCAATACATTAAGTGATTGGGCCGTGTTAGTATCTATATTATTCAACGTTGACAACACAACACCAGAGTTACTCAAAAGACTTGTTGTGTTACTTAAATTAGCAGTTGTCAAACTTATTAAGGTCGCTAATTGGGCCGTAACTGTTGATAAATCACAACTAACAGAACCACCACCGGTTGCAGCGAGTTCAAATTCTATTTTCCTGGTTTGAATTATCACTTCTTAAGCTCCAAAAAATTACCTTTTTCCTGTGTGGTTGCGGGCATCTCGCTAAAACCCTCAAAGTCTTCATCTATTAACACCGGTACCAACACCGATCTACAATTATAATGGTTAGGAGGGTTGTAATAACTCAACTCATCTGGTTTAAATATTTTCATGTCTAAACTTTTACATAACTCTGTTGTACGTCCGTCCATTATAGCACTGTATTGAAAAGCACGTATCTCACCATCATCTATCATCTCGGTAAACTTTTGCGCACGACCTTCATTGAAAAATGTACTAGTTGTGGTCCGTACTATAGTTTCAATTCGAAAACTTCCCGTCTTGCCATCTTTCAGTATAACATACTTGTCTAACAGCTTTTGACTTTCTAAAGGCAATGAGTCATAGCTTGCAATCATTTCGTCAACGTTAGAAAATTTTAACCTTTTAGCTTCATCTTTTACCGTCTCATAATTGTCTATGGTGTAATTAACATCATACCCATCAAGAGTATTACTAATCATGTTAATTGTTTCACGAACACCATTACCATTCTTTATAGACTCTATTAAGATCGGTTTAACCTTATTCAAAATATGTCCGTACTCACTTGATGCAGTATAAAAAGCATACTGGTTAAAAAAATCATCAACAAGTTTGGGATCCATCATAGCACCCTGGGCAACATTGTAATTGTTACTTGCCGAGACATACCCTTTTTTATATGCCTCTTTATTGAGTCTATTCAGAATAATAACAAGCCGTCTTTCATTCTTAATCTTAAGGTTATTGATCTGGCCTAGTTTTTTATTTTCTATAATCTTTTTAATCTTAATGTCATTGATAAGGCCGTTAATAGCTAATTGAAAAAACTTAGATAGCTGTACACCATACTTCATCTCTAAGTTTTTGGTTTCGCTTTCAATTTTTGCAAAAGATACTTTACGCTCGTAATTGGTAAGCTCACGAGAAAAAGAAGTAAACTTTTTAGCTTCTTCAATAGGCTTTTTATCTTTTCCTGTATCGATTTTGCCAGTTTCTTTATCTGCGATATTCTTAAGTTTAGTTGATTCTTTATCATCTGTTTTAGCATCTTTGATATCCTCTTTTATATTGGGGTTGCCGTTCCCATTGGCAATAGACTCGGCCATGGCGCGCTTTTCTTCTTCTATTCTTTTTAGTTCATCCTCTGACACTTCTGGCGCATTAACCTGGTTAAGGAACCAATTTATATGGTCATTGGTCATTGGCACTTTGCCCGTCTGGACAGCTCTTATAAATAAATCAAGATCTTTAGACTTCCTTTCTTCATCGGTTTGTGAAAATTTAATTTCTGCGGTTATACCCTGGCCATAATTCCATCTGACCAACGGTTCTATTATCTCACGGTTAATGGTCCTTTCTAGGTTCTTTTGTTCAATCTTGATATTGTTATAAAACATACTAAATTGACTTGTCCCCAGAGCATAGGACCCGCCGCCGGTCTCGGATCCACTCAACCCCATAAGATCGGGAATAAGCATTTTACGTGCAATCATAGTATTGTACTTGTCGATGGCAGCTTCATACCCCGATTGACCGCTTGACGTGGCCTGTAGCAGCTCGGCCTCAACGTCGGTTGGTATAACAATTGAAGTTTTAGCTTGTATGTTTTTGAGTGTCTTTTGTAACTCGGTTACAAGTCTTTCCTGGCCCGCGGGGTATTTCCCAACAACCGTTGGCATGCCAAACCTTTCAAGAAATATATTCCAAAACTTAATAATGGCATTTTTTGACCACCATGCTCTATACACACCGATATTCAATTCACTGGTGCCATAAGGGTTGTCGAATTCCTTCATATAGGTATAATG